CTTACTAATATTATCGGCCATGTTCCGTTCGACTGTTTTCTTATCACGCGCAGCGTCTTCGACATGTTTATCAATAGCTTTCTTATCAACAGCATAAGCAAGATCTTCAGTAAGAGCTTCTGAAGCCTCAGCAAGTGGATTCTTACGTTTTTTCCACTTCATACCTTTTTTACCATAGTGTTGCAGTAGATCTTCATTTGACGGTACATACACGCCGTTAATAATTTCACCCATCTTATTTATCTCCATTCATTTGATCTTTAGTTTGAGCTAAACGCAAATCTTTCGTCTTCCGAATACTCTCCGGAATATAAACATCAACACCGTGAATGTTAACGGATTGCGTGAAGTTTGTCATAGTAATAGGCACGTCTTTAAACGCCTTAGCCCACTCCTGCCGTACTTTGAATTCTTCTATAGCTTTCTTGACAGCATCTTTGTTGCTCTTATCAATCTTTCGAGTTGCAACAGATGATGGCACTTTGCTATAAACATCAATACCAGCAGAAATAGCTTTACCAATAAACTTAAGTCGAGCCTGTTGTTTCTTTTTAAGCGCTTCAGCTCGAGCTTTACCCGGAGCTTCTGCTAACTCTTTAAGTTTACGTTCAGACTCAATTCTAGCAATTTTGGCTTTTAAAGCTTTAGTCGATACTTTATCTCTATGACGATAAAGATTAATGACTTCTAGCTCTCGTTGATACTCATCAACTGGCATACTCTTTTTACGCTTCGAAACAGCCTTAGCAACCGCCGTTTGTTTGCTAGATTTGCGACGTCTACCGCCTATACTACCGCGAACGGAACCAAAGATATGATGATACCACTTCTGTCCCTTTCGACCATAATGAAGTAGTACGTCATCGGATGTCTTTGTTGACATATTCTACCTCCCAACGAGCTCGAGTAAGATTTTCATCACGAGCTTCTTTTAGTGCCGTAAGGACCGATGCTTGTGGAGGGTCATAAGAAATCATGACACTTATACCGACAAACGTCTTAGCAAAAGACATATTATCAAGCCGTCGTTTTATACCTTCATCCAGATCATCGATATGTCCATAGAAAAAGTCACTCCACGTAAGATCGGGATTAGTAACAACACTACAAGTATGTCCTATACCGTTTTGTACAAGAATACCTAAGGCAGTATCGATAGCCAAACCTATCTGAGTTTTTACAACTTTGTTGGACTCGGGATCGGAATCATGTAATACACCGACGAAGTTGAGAACGTCTTCATAGATTGTGTTCATTCATTTCATCCTTACCATAGTTTTGTATCACCCGGTTTACGTTCCACCCATTCTTGATACTCCTTCTGATCGTAGTGGATTCGTTTGTGGGTATAATCAGAGACCGTGATAAGTCCGTCAGGATCGAAACAATTCTCGGTCAGATTCTCAATGTCTTCTCTCGTTAAAGGATTCATATGGTGAACAGTGATCACACCGTCAACATAAAGTCCTCTTACCCCAAGGTCCTGTCCAAGATCTCGACGAATGATTTCGTTTCGACAGTTAAGCCAGGCTCTTGATTTATAGAAAGGGTTAGAGATATCTCTTGGAGCTTCATGTTGAATTCCACGAAGTCGGAGATATTCCAATCGCTCTGTATAAGATTCGAGTTTAGACATTTCTTTGTAAGACAATCTATTGCTCATAGAAAGTCCCCTCAATAACATCAGATGGTTTACCAGCATAACCTTGGAACGCTTTGTGCGCTTCCTTGAAGTCAAGTTCAGCTTGTTGGTCACTACGAATCAAATCGATACGTGCTTGCAATAGCTCTGCTTGCAGTTCAAGTTGTTTGCGCTCAAGACGAGCTTTAGGGCTTGCTTGGTTTAACCAGTATACGATCTCCGAAGCCGAAGCAGTTCCTTCCTGAAGACGCTTTTCAGATAGCTCCATCGCAAGTGCCATCATTTGCATTTCACGCTGTTCAGGCGAACGTGCAGGTTTATAGGCCCGTTGAGGAGTATCATAATTAGCAACTTCATTTGTCATAACTATTCAGCCTCTTCCTTTTGTTTCTTAGGTTTAGTAGTATCTGGCTCGATGATGTATGGACGGTTCATCACATAACCTTCTTCAGTTTTAACCCATTCAGAGCCAACTTCAAGAACGATTAGGTGTTCACCATTATCGGCCAGTCGAACAACATTGTCTTCGGACTGTTGTGGTGTCTGTCGAATGTAAACTCCAGCAGGGGCCACAACTTTGTATGTAGTTTTACTAGTTGCCACTTGACTTTTCCTTTCTTTATTAGTGTTGACGAATCCTTTCTTGTGCTTTTGGACTCAAATAGACCGACTTTAAGTTAGTTTTACAAGCAACCAAAGTCCTGTCTAAGGTACCTATAGACTAAGACTATACGGAAAAGGAGCCAAACACGTATAGCCTCAGAAACCGATCTTAATATCGGCCTGTTAGAATCCAAAACCATTTTGAAAAAAATCGCAACGGGGGAATTTTTGATACCAGCGCCGATGCAAAGAAAGGGAGGGCTGTAATCAGACCCCCCGGGGGTATCAAATTTTTATATCATCTTCAGAGTCTTCGAGGAAAGTGAGGTCCTCCTCATAATCAGCGGGTTTAGGAACAAGCTTCAAGTTTCCAAAGATGTTTTGTTCCAGAATTGAAGAAACAGCAACTGACCAAGCATGTTCATAGTCTTCTATCGATGCAGAAGTGAGCATTGGCATTAGTGTTGCAATGTAAGACTCAAGATTGTAACCATGACTAATGTCCCACTCACGCCAAAGGTCATACTGAGTCCAAGGATCGAATGGATTGTCTTCGGTAGTTAACATGAGTAGTCTCCTTTCTTTATAGGATAGAGATAGATAAGCCTAAGGTTGTAGTCCATAGCTATACCTATTCCCTTTGCGATAGGCACACAAGAACAGTAGGGTTTGAGAACCCACTAAACTATTCGTTCTTGATCTTCCCAATAGTTGTTGGACTGACCCCTAAAGTTTCAGCAACTTGAGAGATTGTGTAACCATTTGCAAGTAACGCCTTGGCTTTGTTCTTTCTAGCGTCTGTCATAACTTTGTTAGGACGTGGTGTAGCTAGTGTCTTAAGCTGGGCGTCATCCATAAAGGATACCAGTTCTTTTAATAACGTACCCGATACAGCATTAGCTTGTACTGCATCCCATTCATCATCAGTGATTGTGACAGGGTTCCTGCCTGTACCAAGCTGGGCACGAGCCTTGTTCAGGGCTTGCTGCTTGATCCGGGAGATGTCATCCTTCTTCAAGACTTCGTCTTCAGATCGTCGAGCAATCTCAGCTTTACTTGATACTTCAGCCATACGTTGTGCTTGTCTCTCTTTGATACGATTAATCTTAACTTGATTAACTTTCTCTTTCATTGACAAGACTTCTGATGCATAGATCTTAGCAGCCTTAGGATCACGGGCTGGCATCCTGATATCCGCTGACTCAGCGTCTACCCGTTTCTTATATGCCTTTAATTCATTTACGTAGTCCGCATAATGATGCTCCGTTTTTGTAGCGTTAGGCCCTAAGAATATATTAGCATCCTCCACCATATTCACAAGATATGTTTCTTTTTTATTTCGCCATACCATTTTTGTTTTACCAGTGCTTGATTTTGGATCCGGCACTTCTACACGGTACCCGTCAGTTATGACGGTTTGTTTATGGCGGGATATAATTGTGGAGGCCGATGTATATTTAGCATCCGGATTTAAATCTTTTTTAAGTGTATCTGGATCGACTACCCTATCAATTTTCCTAGTCTTAGGATTATATCTTTCCAGCTCACCGTATTTAATTCTATCGACGTGTGTCATATACCGCTTCATTAATGCATCGATGCCGTTCTCTTCAGCAGACCGCTTATAATTAAGCTTATGTTTTTCCGCATCAATAACTACCATCGAATGTTTTACGGCACGCGCAATCTCACTCGTTGGTGCACCCTGCAATGTCATATCCGTAATGAGGTTAGAAACGACCCCCATTAAAGTTTGCTGGTATTTCTTTTCGATAGGCTTAAATGTTCCCGGCTTATCTTGATACATATTAGGATCAAAGTTAGCCAGCTCTTTTAAGCTGTTAGCTGTCTTAAACTTCCCTTTGTTATTAGGAATAAGATATGCTGTATCCCCATCAAAGTCAGCCCCTGACATTTTAGCAGCGACCTTAGGGTGGATACCCACAGCATCAGGACTGTTCTTAGATATCATTTTACGAGCGACACTGTTATTATTTACAGTGAGCTCCGGCATTTCAAATCGACCCCCATGAGGATATCGAACAAGAACTACACGTTCCCCGTTTTTATAATTAGGAGCGTAGATTTCATTCTCCTTCATATCAGGAACAGGTAAGATAACGTGCCCCTGAAATCCTTTAGGAGCTGCCGCTTTCATATGTACCTGCTTAGATTCCAGATCAGATGAAAATGAATCCAATAATTGTTTTCTAATTACCGGGTTGTTTACTTTCTTGATGCTATCATACTCATCATCGATTTGTTTTAGAGTAGCCTTCAAACGTTCATGAACAACAGTCGTAGGTTGTTTGGATAGGAATTGTGAGGATAAAGTCTTAGACCAGTTAGCCCAGTCACCTTCCTCATTTACAATATTGACCGACCCAATTTCTGCCACCTTATTGCCGTGTCTATCAGTAACCCCTTTTTTATATACAGGATTTCCTTTAGAATCGACAAGAACATTCTGACGTTTTACTGTAGCACCGAATGGGTTAGGTCCATCGATAGGTGCACCACCATCAGGATTCTTTTTCAAAGGTTTTAATACATCTTGAGGCGCCTTATCTTTTGTTTTATTGGTATTGAATATAATATCAGTACCCTTAGGAACGTCTTTAAACATTTCCTCAGTACCATATAAAGCCATACCCTTAAGATAATGCGTATCACCTACAGCAATACGGACCTGTGCATAAGATGCTTTACCCAAATTAAGGTCTTTTACACCAGGGCGTAGGAACATAGCTCCGTCCATTGTGGATCCGTCATCATTTGTACCATGACCACGCTGTCCTTCGGGGATTGCATAGCGAATATGTACACGATCCCACCCAATAGACTTAGGACGCTCCATTTGTTGGAACATTCTACTATCCCCATCGATAGCAAACTCCTCAACAGGACGGATTTTATCCATGTTTTTATAGATATCTTTCCGTTCAACCCCCGCTTTTGTCAATACTTTGACTGGAGTGGAGTTGTTTTTGTCTGTAACCTGGGCAATTCGGAGGCTATGGACCTCATAATCACCAGATTCAACCAGCGCATTTAGTCCAGCTTTGAGTTTTTCCTTGGAAATACCCATCTGAACCTCGACTCCTTTACCCACATCCACGTATTTTGACCGTTTTACAGCATCTTTTAACGAGTCTGCAACCGCTTCAGTCTGCACTCTTTGTGCTCGAGAGGACTTATTTGGGTTGTTCATTTCGTCAATATAGTTGCGAACGGTCTGCCCAGTAGTACCAATTTCCTTAGCAATATCGTCTATAATTTTGCCTTCGGCCTGCAATTTTGCAATCCGTTGCATATTATATTCCTTCAATTCCTCTTTGGCAATCGTCACTTTTGAGCGATAAGTTGTGGTTGAAAGGCCCATTTGTTTTGCAATTTCGTTGTCGGAAAGACCCCGTTTTTTGAGCTCATCCCGCTCTTCGATGAACTTATAGTTCTTCGGTAAATGCAATAATGGGTCCCAAGGATAACGACCAGAACGTCTTTTTACCCCATAATGTTTGAGGATAATTTCTCGTCCTTCATCAGAAAGTTGACTTAAATCGTCCATGATTTCGTCTTCATTTTCGAAGACATTTTTGAAATCCAATGCAAAACCCTCCTCAAAATAATAAAAATCGTGCATTTTACAGCACGTCGTTTAAGGCCCCTAGCAGGCCCGTAGAGCGATTTTAGCACAAAGTGGAACTATTTACCGACTATATGCTTAAAACGCCGTAGAGCACGAATATGAGCCTCTCAGGCCTATTCTAGCCATTTTGTTTCTAGAAATCTCGAAAAATCGTAAAAATCACAACATTTTATCCTATTCCCAATTGGATATCGATATGAATTCTAAACCGCACACAATTTTAAATATGCAAGTTCAGACTCAAGTTAATAACTTTTTACATAACCTATTTTAACCGCTTAACAGCAAAAATGTAACGTAGAAAATATGAAAAGGTCCATAAAATGAATATGGGTTGTTGTCGATTGGAAAACTATTGAACGAACCGCTCGACAAGAAATCATGAAAAAATGTAATGTAGGGAGTAATAAATCTGCTTTTCGATTATGTATTATGAAGTTCAAAAATATTTTATAAGGAGGTGAATATTATGCCAGCACTAACCGACGCAAACCTCGCATATAAAATTATGTGCAGTTTGGAACTCATATAAAATATCCACTCCAAAATAAAAGGTTGTGATATATAACCCTGATTTCTCAAAAATCTCAAAAAATCAGAAAATCCTCGAAAAACCTCTAAAAACTTTAATAAATATGTTTTCCCCACAATCCCCACGTTTTTTCAGAAACTTTTTATATATATTGATTAAAAAACCTTATTTATTTAGGTAATTTTATATATTTATATTATAGTT